TCTGCCGAAGATAGTTCCGAATAGAGTATTCAATCTCATGTAAATCGGACTATCAGAAGTTCCAGAGAACAATCCAGAACTTAATGTAGCACCAACTGGTTGTCTTATCTTACCATCTAATTGTGTTGCAATATTTACTTGACCCGTTACATAAAATCCACTTGGGTGAACTGCTCGTTTGAGTGCATCTCTCCACTTGTTAATACTTTCTGATACTTTAACAACATAGGAATAATCTTGATAGTATAGACTGTCTTGAATCTTTTTAGACAACTCAGAAAGATGTCCGTCCTGGTTAATATATTTTCCTGTTGTTGTAACATTAACCCCAATTCCAAGTGTACCAGTAAGTGGGTCTGATTTTGCTACAATAGCTGTTGTGCCTCCAGAAAATGTTACTGTGTCTGTAACTTCTAATGCACTTGTTGTTGCTGTGTATTTTAAAAGAGGGTATGTATAATCAACAACTGTTCCGGTCGCACCACTTACATTGGTTGTAAATGTTTCATCTGCTGTAATAGTACTCGAAACCGTTTTAAGAACGGCATAATGAGGAAATGCAATTGTTGGGGCAGATGTATAATTAATTCCGTGTTCAATAATATTAAATGAAGTTGCACGACCAATATCATCACCAAAAGGTATAATTGTTGCACTTGCGCCATCATATGCTATATCTGATAATACTCGACCACCATCTTCAAAAAGAATACGACTATAAGGCGCTGATTCAGAAGATGTAGCATTCTCTAACGAAATAAATCTATCACCAGAAATTGTTGCAGTCGGTAAAGTTGTATAACCAGAACCACTTGCAATCATTCGCACATCAGTTATATCTCCAGAACCTGTCGAGTTTTCCTGAACTAGTTTTCTTCCTGAATATAATCCATCATCTTGCGTTTTATCTTCTTGTACAACATGGTCAGTATCTTCCATATTATAAGGAACATCTGGTTGTGATTCCTGATTAAGAATGTAATATCTTTCGGATGTTTGTGTTCCGCCATCTGATTCATTTAATAAATGTCCTACTTCATTTTCTAATTCAATCTTAACTTCATTATCAACCATCTGAGAAGCAGAATCCAAGAATTTATGTTCTGTACCATCAGCATAAGTTTCTAATAATAAATCACCTGAACCTGTTCCTGTAATTGTTCCACTCTCTAATTCAACATGAATATCAACACTTCCTGTTTCTGGTGCAAAACCACCACCAACGATAGAAACTTTTGCTTCAGCAGTTCCTGAACTAAATGTTAATGCATCGCCTTCTTGATATCTTACACCAGCCGCATTAACAATAACTTCAGACACGCCTGCACCAGAAATGTCTTGAACTTGTACCCTTCCGCCGGCGCCTGCACCACCAGATAGTGTTGCCTCATCACCAACAGTTAGTGTACTTCCATCATTTGTAATTGATGTACCAGAAAGTCCTTGACTTGAAGTCATTTTAACAGTTACTTCATCATCAAGATTACTTGTGCCTGAAATGACTTGTCCAGTTACAAAGGTTCCTGTTGTCGTTTCAGAATTAATTTCTACTTCAATAATCTCAACACTACCTTCTTTATACTTGGTAACAGTTTCTACTATTGCAGTTGCTAAATTTACATCATCATCAGACGGGTCGTTTGCTTGTGTGATTGTTTGACCAACTAATTCAAGAGGGTCATTTAATGCCTGAACTACTGTCTGTGTACAACGAATAAAATTTTGTGCTGACCATTTTCCATCAGACACTCGTAACATATCATCTACCGGAGTATAAACTTCTGAAGTTTCATTAAATAGTAATCTAAAGAACGCTTTGTGAGCTCTTGATGTTCCTTTTGCACGATATAATGATTTAATATTTTTAACTAGTTTTCTTGTATCTACACTACTATGAGTATTCTTAGGAATTGTGTTAAGAAATTCCTCTTTCATCTGTGTCAAGAAATCACTTATCGTATGGTCGGGGTCGGAATAGTTTAGAAGTTGTTGTAAATTCTCAACAGGGTTAGCACGATACTTAGCAACTTTTGCTGTAGCGCCAGATGTAGCACCAGTTACAGTTTCTCCTGTAATCCAAGCATTGTTTGCTGAAACGAATAATCGGGAATTAGCAGTTATATCTTCTGCAAGAACTGTTGATGTGGCGCCAGATGTCGAGCCTGTGATAACTTCGTCTTTCTGAAAAGAACCAGCAGCACTATTTTCCTCTTGAACAATTTGTCCGCCTGCATCCAGATTAAATGCATCCGTTCTATCAAGCAACACATAGTTGTCAGTAGTTCCTTCAGTTTCTAAAAGAATATTGTCAATTGATGTGAATGTTTCTAAATTTAATTCGGCAGATTCCATAAAAAGGAAATAAGACGAAAGAAACTCAGTAAATTTAGGGTGGTCCGTTAAGACAAATTCAGGTACTTGTTGTTTAACAAGACTAGATATTTTCCTTTTGTTTGTTTTATATTTCGTGGCCATTATTACCCACTATGTTAAGAATAACTACTTGAAGTCGTATAAGATGTTCCCGCTTGTGAACTACCACTTACAATCGCATCTACTTCACCAGATATCGTTGAATTAGATGTATCAATAGATAATACTTGGTTTCGTACCGGTACAATGTCATTAGAACTTGGTATTGCAAAAACTCTAACTCTTGTGCTAGTTGCACCATCTACATTTGAAATACTTGTCAGGTGGGCGGATGTTAGAATTACTTCGCCAGTTGTATAATTAACTGTGCCAAAACTTGAGTCTGTATAAACTCTTGTTGTGCCACTTAGATAATAAGCTCTCAAATTACCAGCACCATCATCATCAAGGAAATGTTCATTTGCAGAACTGTCATCATTGATTTTGAATCCTGTTGAAGAAATGATGCCGCCGGCAGACTTATTGTGTTCACTATGTGGATTATATAATGCGTTATTAAAATTGAGGGTGTATTTTAATCCTGAATTTAGTGTCGGCGTAAAATACTTGTACATCTTAACTGTTGTGATATTACTTAGAATAGATGTATCAGCGTCATTAATTGCTTCAACTAATTTTGAGTATCTAAACATACCAGTAAAATCCTCTAGTGTGTTGGTGTTGTAAGTTGCAACTTTGCTAAGTACATTTGTTTGAAGTGTTGTTACATCCTTAGTTGTTTTGTCTGAATCATATTTGAAATTCACAACAACCGTAATGTAAGTTGTTTCGGGGTCTATAATTACAGGTGTTACTGAAGCAACAGCATATTTTTTAAGACTTGTTACAATGCTTTCTTTTGTTGCAACTGTTAAGTTTGAGCCAGATTTTGCTTTGATAGAGATATAAACTTTACCATAGTCAGGAGTTTCTGCATCTTCACCACCATAAACTTGAACTGCTTGTGCGTTTGCATATAAACTCTTAACTAGAACTTTATAATCTTCAGCTGTAACTGCTCTGTCTTGTGATGAATAATCTCTTGGTGCATTATATTTTATTGAACTGATTGATTCAAGTCCAGTTCCGCCAGATGCATTACTATCTGTTGTAATCGTTGCACTTGAAAATCCACCAATTGTTCCTGACAAAGTAAATGACGAGGCACCATTCGGAGCATCTCTATTACAATTGATATAATCTAATATAACAATATTACCATCTGCAACTGCTTTGCCCAAAACACCATCACCGAAATATACTTCAAAACGACCGCCTTCAACTTCTTGTAAAAAGTAAACTTTAGATGTTGAGTCTAGTGCTGAAATACCTGTTGCAAGTGTATATGTGTTTGTTGTCGAATCTGAAGAAGATTCCTGAACTTTAACAGTCAATGTAGTTGTATCAACACTATCGTTTGGTATAATGAATCGTTGGTCAATATCAGAAGTACTTACTGTGTATTTGTAGTTTAGATATGAGCCTTCATAAACTTTTAAATCATTGAACTGATAAACACCGTCTGTTGGAGTAATACTCACATCAGCGTTATTCACAAAACTATATGATTGACCATCAACTGTTGTTGTGAACTTAGTTCCTCTTGACATTGTAAGTGAAGCGCCAGAAGCGTTATTGACTAGAACATCAAGAACTGCTGTTGATGATGTGCAACTTGTTGGAGTATAACCAACCTGTTTCGCAAGAGATACAACACTAGAACGCAAATCAGCACTATCAAGATACATTTCGTTTGCCAACATATTGGCGTTGTATGCTAAATAGTGTGTATTATATGCTAATGTGTCGAGAAGAACAGACATACCAGAACCTTCAAAGTTGTAGTCTGTAAATTCGTCTTGTTGTGATAAGAAGGTTTTTAAGTTTGCTTTGATACCATCAAAGTCTAATTCTGAAATTTCTAGTTTGGTTGCCATGTTATCTTAATCTCTCTAAAAAGGATTCTACTATTACTTCATCTGGATGGTTCTGCACACGAAACGATATTTGAACAGAGTATCCGTTTCTGTCAAACATCGGCTGTGTATGTACTTGAACCAACCTACATCTCGGTTCGTAATTATTAATCAAGTTTTCAATTTGTTTACTAATTATATGATTCATTTGAGGAGTCATCAACTCAAACAACATCGCCCTCAAATTAGAACCAATTTCGGGGTGAAAAGGTTTTTCATAATGATTCGTATTAATCAGATTTCTTACACTTCTTTTTACTGCTTCGATATCTTTTATCTTTTGAATATCTTTCGTTGCAGTATTCTGCTCAAAAGCTAAATTCAGGTCCTTATAAATCTTGGAACTTCTTGTACTTTCATTAGTTTGTGTGGCGTCATATCTTGACATTTAGCAACCTCTCCGTTATGTTTATATTTATAACGATTTAACCAATGTTTACATTAGAAGAACCACCAGCTCTAGTATGAGTACAACTATCAGCATCACCTGTTCTATTGACGGCCGTTCCACCTGCAAACACAGTTGAACTTCCGTTAGCTGTCGTAGCACCTGAATGAACTGCCGGATCCGACCCGTGTGTTGAAACTGAAGAACCGTTTACTGAGAGCAATTTACTGTTCGCAAAGACAGTAGATTGAGGAACAGAA